GTAAAGAGTGTGTTGACACCATCACTTGTACCTTCTTCAAAATTAAAGATATCGACAACCTTACGATAATCCATGATGTCATAGTCGAAGCTATTAACGCGTTGTGTTTGATCAGCGTCTGATGGTACAAACGTATATGCGGCTGCACTATTAAAGTTGATAACACTAAGGTAATCTGTTGTAGTTAGAATTTGATTTACAAAAATACCATTAATGTATGTAGCAGAAAGTTGATTGGAGTTAGCGAAGTACGCACCAGGAATCGCTGATGTAGCGACATAGACTGTTTTTGAAACTGTGTTTGTCTTATTAAAGTAAGGTGTAACACTGAATAACTGATCCAGTCTTACACCAACATTATCAATATAGATATCAGAGTTAAAGACAATATACTCTTCTGTTTGCCCGGCATATTTTGTAAATAGTTCACAAGCTTGTGAAATGTTCTCGTAAAGCTGGTCAGAGTGTATTTCAACATTCACCATTGGTGCACCTAGTGAGCGTGTAATACGCTGACCAAGTCGTGTAAATGTATCGATTTTAGAGCTTAAGTTTGTGCTCTGAAAAGCTGTTATTGGTGTAATTGCTGTACAGTCCATCATATATTATTAAGCGGTTGGTGTTCCTGCGGCTGGTGCTGATGCCGGCGGTGCTTCCGCAGGAGCTGCTTCTGGTGCACCAGCTTCTGGTGCTTCACCGCCAGTTGGAGCGGGTCCAAATGCCGGTGGTGTTTCAGATGGCGCGCCGCCAATACCTCCACCACCTGCTGGCGCCTGACCTGGAGCTGCTGTACCCATTTCATCCCAGTTAGGTCCACCATTAGTAATCTGATCAAGCTCCCACATAAGCTCGCGGTCCTTTCTAAGGAACTCTCTATTTGCCATAACGTCAGAATCAGACCATCCAAGGTAGCGCTTCTGTGCGTATGTCTTTGATACAAAGTCACTCTGTGTAATACCATTGAAGCTTTCTACCTTGAGCTGTAGCTTTTGTTGTTCACGCAGTTCGTAGAAGTTAGTAGGCGGATTAAAGTTAAGATCGAGATGTGTTTCACGAAGCTTTAACTCTTCCCAGATGCCACGAAGTTTTAAATGAGTTACAAATCCATTCTTCAGACCTTCTGCAAAACGCTGCTGCTGTCTTATAATAAAGCGAGCAAACTTTAACTCTTCACGAAGAATATCCATACCGTCTTTAAACTGTTCTTCAGGGTTAAGACGCGAAGCAGGTACTTTGAGTGACTTGTAGAGTTTCTTTACAAAGTACATTAAGTCAGTTAACTCACCTAGATTAGCGCCACCTTGTAATTGAGTAACAGATGTACCCTCTGATCCTTGACGCTTTGCGAACCAGAAACTATCAAGCATGGACTGAGGATTGAACTTCTGAACAGTAGCGCCTTGATTGGCATCGTAGGTACGCTTTGACCAGTAATTGGTCATGAGCTTACGTAAATACGCTTCAGCTTTTGCTGGTGCCATTGTACCTACGTCAACGTTAAAGACAAGACGCTCCGGTGCACGCACTAATCGATAAATGACGATAGCGTCTTCAATAAGACTCAACTGACGATAAGCACGTCTTGCATTTTCAATAAACGGCAGACGTAAAGTTTTTGATTCGTTCCAAATACCAGAATTAATGTACGTAATTTGATTTACGTCCATAGGTATCATCTCTACTTTTGCGACCTTACCAGGGTTCTTTGCATCGTAAATTGGCTTTCTTAGTAGATAACCTTTTACGACCATGTTCTGTACATTTTCTAAAATTGGATCAATAACATCGGATGGCACCATTACGACACCGAGAATACCTTCCTTCGGATGCTTCTTATGTATGATATGTTCGAAGTAAAGCTCAGCATCAACAAGAAGCTGTCTAATGTACTCCCACCCGTTATGTTCGAGATCAAAGAAGTTTACATACTTTCTAAATTCTTTCTTAACTTTTGTTTTTTGCTCTTCTGATAATTCAGATTCTACAAAACGAAGTTTAATAATTTCTCCGTTTTCGTCCTTATTAATAAATTCATCACATATCTCATCTAATGCGTCAGCAACTTCGGAGAAAGCTGCCATAACACGATAATCCATTAATCTCTTGCCTTTATCCGGCTGGATATTGGCATACATGAAATTATGGTAATCCTTGTTTTGAATTACATTTGCATAAAGATCATCAGTTGTTTGAAATGATGATGAGATGGATTGTCTTATTAGTGCTTCATCTCTATGAGTACCTTTATCAAAAAAGGTATCGTATTTAGGGTTTAGCTGCTCAATCCTGTCCTGTACGCTAAGAGATTGATACGGGAGTTTAGACGAGATATATCTCATCAAACTACGACCAAATGTACTCTCTCTATCCGGGTTTGTTGAATCAGCCATAATAAAAGCAATAATTATTTATAAAGAAAGGGTTGAAACTCAAATTAACTGTTTAAATTAAACCCTGTATTAGTAACCTGTGGGTAACCGTTAATTGTAATGTTATCTTGATCACTTACGAGACCTGTAGAAACAGGGTATGTAAACGTCTCACCAGATAGATCATTATACAATGTTACGTTTCTTGAATTATAGAAGTGGGTATCAATATAGAAAATATTGCCAACATCGTTTGTCTGCGCCGGGAATAACCATCCTTTTATTATAAAGGTTGTATCACCGGCAACTCTGTACTTTTCAGAAGCATTAATATCTGTTGGGTACGTCATAGATATATCCCCGCTCCAGAGCACTTCACTACGAACTTCCTGCGGTACACTAAAACCACCTGTAGCTACATCATCAGGTAACTTCCATGAGAGAATGATATATGGATTATTGTAAGGAATGAAGTTAGATAAAATTTGATCCATGTCGGATTGGAACTTAGTAAGAATCGACATGTTAATGCCGATGTTAACAGGGACCGGGCTCTTATAACTGGTAGAAGTAGCATACTTGTCATTATCACTAGCCCCTTTAGCATAAAAATAACCACCGATCTTATTAAAAACACGACTTTCATCTCTTGAGATATTACTGATACTAATGGAGACAACAGGTATAGTTATGTTCTGAGCTTTATTAACAAGATCATATATAACACGCTGCTTAGGTGAATAAACATAACGTACTTGTAGTTTACTTACAACGTTTCTATTTTTATCGTAGCGATTAATAATAATATCGTCGAACGCAGCTATAAACTGCGTAAGAAGATCCTTAACCTCGAAGTGAAACGTTTGAGTCTGCACAGAATTATTTATTAATGTATTCTATCTATAAAATACTTTGGTAGCTTATTCTTTGCATTCCTCAGCACGTTAATGAAATTCCCATCGAGAATATACGTTACAGAATGATCATCTTTACTGCGAGTCGCTCTTCCGCAGGCCTGTACGATAGCATTTAACATTTTATTTTCATACCATACCTTATCTAATTCAAACATTTTCTTAATACGCTTTGATCCTAACGGAAGGAATGGCAGTTTAATTATAATTTGAAACCTAGCTAAGTCATCCTTAAGATCAATACCGTATGTTAATGACGGTGATACAAGAACTGTTGGATCCTTTCTTGCGCTATGTTCTTTAAGAATTGCCTCATTGTTTGTAACTATATCACGGTATAGATACCGATCACTATCGCAAAAGCGTTCTTGAAGAAAGTTTGTTATCTCTTGTGTATGGGTATGAATAATTCCTTTTTCGTTTTTATGATGCTCAACAATCTGTCGAATCTGTTCACATACCTTTGGTAATTCAGTTTTTAGATTTTTATGGTTGAGCTTAAGAGCTGTAGAAACATAGATAGGTGATTTATTCGGATCGAAACCACTCTCCTCTTCTACATATGTGTAGTCTTTTATACCCAATGAACGTGCATAATGTACGTGATCGATGATTGTTGCGGACATGAGAACCACCTTATCTGCATAATCAAAAATATGTCGTGCAAGAGAATCAGCCTTCAGAGGTGTAAAAGATACTTTATTTGCATCAACGTCAATAACATATTCACATTTATCCCACATGGAATCAATTGTAGTTAGCGACTTGTGTAAATTTTTAAGATATTGAAATTTAATTTTTTCAGCTCGCGACAACATTGTTGGTGTCTTTGCTGCGATTGTCATAATATCCTCTAATGAGTTAGTTATACGTTCAAGTAGTTCGTATATCCAAGCGCGTGCTCGCTCTTGATTATCTGTGATGAGTTGTTTGTGTTTAATATCACACTGCTTTAACTTCTCATATATTATTTCAGCAGAAAATTGTCTTATTAATTCGTCTTCTAATTCTGAGGCCTCGTCACATATAATAACATTTTTTCTTTTAACGTGATTAGGCAGGGCAAGAAACATCTTATAGTTTAATGCAGCAAATCTTGACAACAGTGCGTTATTTCTTGCTGTATAGTAACCGCATTTATTCTTAGCCCAGCAATCATCTTTAATAGATGAAGCAAACGTACACGGTGCTAAATCAACCATGAAGTTATCGTCTACTGCACATATATAATTTGATTTTCCTTTTAAGATATCTGTAGTTTCAAAAAGACTAAGATATTGGTCCTGAAGAGATTTAGTAATTGTGAGTACGAAGGAGCCAAACGCTGGCTCAGCAAGGCAATCTTGTTCGTGTATAAACTGACCGGAGAAGTCTTGCTTAAAAGCTCTATAGCTTGTTATTAGGTCACGTGTTGTATCTGTAGGTTCATCTGATAATTCAGCTATTGTACGCGCTAGCATACTTTTACCTGAGCCAGTTGGTGCACAACAAATAACAAATTTGTTTTTCTGAAGACCTATATCAATCTTATCTAAAAGTTTTGCTTGTTGCTGCGTCGGGACGTAGTCGCTTGGAAATAATGTCTTTAAACTGCTTCGCACAATTATAGTATATACTATATGCGTGAAGTAACAATGAGTTTTTTATTAAAAAGTTTTGAAACTTTCTGAAACTGCAGAGCGTTTGCCTGAGCTTGTATTTCTGCGTTTTTTTCACTAAACGCCTCAATAGTATAATCGAAAATTAAATTATTATTTTCCTTTTCTATGCTAAACGGATAAGGTATTTCGTACGTAGTACGCTTATTTTTTGCGCTATCGATAAACGTAAAAACGCAAAAAAAATCACGTATGCAAAATAGAATAAGGCGACCGACTTTTATTTTTTTACCCTCAAGAGTAAATGTAGTCTCAGTGAGGAGAAGCGGTTTAATATGTTCTTCTATTTGATCTATTGATGTCATACGTTCATGAAATTAATTTTTTCTGGAGCTGACATACCAGCTAACTTTTCGTTAAAAAATTTCCAGAATTCCTTGTTCGCTGGTATTACCTGTATAAGGTCACACGCACTTGCATTTATACATCGATAATCCTGCATTATAATATCCCATGTTATAACAAGATTTTTTTGTGTAGGATCAAATTTCGGCATGTTGATAGCACGTCTATAGTTTAAAGCGAGACGACCTTCAACACTATTGAGTAAATTGAGTGAATTCGTACAGAGCATTCTCCTTGTTGGAGATGACCCTGGCTTAAGCCGACGACGATAGAACTTAATCTCTGCGACGTTGCTTAGTAGAAGATTTTTTAATGTGGGCAGCGACACTTTCATTATCGTCAGTACGTACAGAACAAATACCAAAAATGCGTTGTTCGTTTAGGAAGATTCCAGAGTTTAATGTACCATAACCATCAATATCAAGATTAGCGACCGGTACACCTAGGTTATTAGGAAAGCAGACATAATCATCAACCTTCGTAAAGCGAACGTTCGGTCCAGCTAGAATAACCTTACCAATTCTCCATGCCTTTGTTTCAGCATTTACAGGCACGTGAATGCCATTACGTATAATTTCACGACCGTCGTCTGTTTGATCAACGTAGTTAACGAGCAATATATCGTCAAGAACTTGCTTAAGATTGTAGCCGTAGAAAACTGAATTAAAGGAATTTTTTGGTAAAGCGGAAAAGTCAATAAGACTTTTCTGTGGCGCTAAATTATCAATAGAGATAGACATATAAGAACTTATTTAATTTTTTAAAAAGGCAATGTATTCATTTATTTCACGCTTTGATAGTTCGAGATTCTTTGCATATAATGCAATTGTCTGATCTTCTTCATCATTTGTTTTCTTTACCTTTTTAAAGTATTGAATTTTTTTGGGTGAAACTTTTGAATAATAAGCAACAAATAAATTATAAAGATCGAGTTTATTCTCAAAGATACCAATATATTTGTTTAAAGTATTTGCTTCTTTTGCAAGCTGAGGAGAGTACATACTCGCCCACCTATTAACAAGGTATGGTGAGAATGTACTCTCTTCATCATGAGATGTTAGACAGTTCTTTTTGTTCTTGAAAAGAACACTCGCAATAACATCAAATATCGTCACTTAGCTAATAACCTTTGTAGTAGCGAGGAAGATATCTTCATTCATCTTATAAAAGATATCAATTACTGTCTTCATCAACTCTTCTGCTTCTGTATCACCAAGTCTTGTAGAGAATGCAAAGGCAGGTGCCTTCTTTCCAGCTTCAATATTAAT